AATACATTGAAGATGGTATTATAGAGGAAAGTCCATTGGCGAAGAATTATTTCGGATTAAAAAAACAAAATTAGTATGAGCAAAATTACAGATTTCACACCTGTTGAACCATTAAAATCAAATAGGTTCTTAATTAAATTTAACGACGAGGTTAAAGTACCTGAATATCTATTTAGGAGTTTTAAAATATATAATGAAGGTGATAATTTAATATTTAAAACCAAAATATTTCAAACCGTTGATTATTCATTTAACCCCTCGGATATATTTAAAATCACTGACGTTAAAATTGAATATTTAGATCCAATTGGTGAAGTAGTAAATGGATTAAGTTTTGATGTTCAGGGTTCAAACATATCATTTAAGAATGATTACGCTGATGATAGCCTATCAACGATATATTTTCAGTTTGTAATTAATACTAAAACCATTAGTTTAATTAATCAAAATAGTTAACAGATGGAAAAAGAAATGGTAAATCACCCCAATCATTACGGGGGAAAGGAGAATCAATATGAAGTTGTGAAGGTGTGTGAGGCTTGGGATTTAGATAAGGACGCATATCTATTCAATGTGGTTAAATATGTGGCAAGGGCAGGGAAAAAAGATACCGACAAAGAACTACAAGATTTAAAGAAAGCGTTATGGTACCTCAACAGAAAAATTGAAAACTTAGAAAAGAAATGAACACCCCAATCAAATATTTCGGAGGAAAATCAACAATGTTTAACAATATTTTAGAACACTTTCCCCCGTCAGATACATACGATACATATATTGAACCATTTGGGGGTTCGTTTTCAATAGGGTTAAAGAAACCTGAAACACCAATTGAAATATATAATGACCTTGAACAGAATGTATATTCATTATATAAGGTAATATCTGACGCCGAACTATTTGAACAATTTAAATATAAGTGTGACCTTGTTCATTACTCTGAGGATCTACGAAAAGAATTTAAGGAAAAATTAAAACAAGAGATATCAGTACTTGACAGAGCGTTTTATTTTTTCTATGTTAATAGAACATCACATAACGGAATTGGTGGTATCAGTATTAATACGGTAATCAGAAGAAAGATGGGTAAATCGGTGTCCGACTTCTTATCGGCAATAGACAGGTTACCCGAACTACATCAAAGATTATCAAAAGTAATTGTATTAAATAGGAGTGGTATTGACATAATCAATAGATATAACCTACCAAATGCGTTTATATATTGTGACCCACCATATGTTCAGTCAACGAGGGGTGAGACAAGATACATTGTTGATATGGATGATGAAATGCATAATCAATTTTTGGATAGTGTAATTAACGCCAATTCAAAAATATTAATTAGTGGATATGATTGTCCGTTATATGATAGATTAACTGAGAACGGATTTACCAAGATTAACTTTGATGTTAATACCGTTAGCGGAAATAGAAAACCTAAAACAAAAGTGGAAACACTTTGGAAAAATTATTAATATGTTAGAGACAAATAGAATTATAAATGGGGATTGTTCCGAGGTGATGAAAACATTACCTGAATCATCAATTGATTTAATTGTTACATCGCCACCCTATGGAGTAGGTATCGCATACGATGTTCACGACGATGATGTTTATTTTGAGGAGTATTTAAAGTTCTCGGAGAATTGGTTAACCCAAGCATTTAGAGTGTTAAAAGATGATGGTAGAGTAGCCATTAACATTCCTTATGAAATCAATCGCCAAGATAAAGGTGGACGGATTTTCTTTGTGTCGGAGATATATCAATTAATGAAAAAAATTGGGTTTAAGTTTTTTGGTATTGTTGATTTAGAAGAAGATTCCCCCCACCGAAGTAAGACTACCGCATGGGGATCGTGGATGAGTTGTAGTTCGCCATATATTTATAACCCAAAAGAGTGTGTTATATTGGCTTACAAACACAAACACATTAAGAAAGTAAAGGGAGAACCACAATGGAAGGGAGTTCCGACTCAAATAGAACAAGAGGACGGAACATTCAAAAACAAAGTGGTTTATCAGGACGAAGATAAGAAAGAGTTTATGGAGTTGGTATTCGGACAGTGGAAATACCTGAATGATTCAAGACCAATGACCAAGGCGACTTTCAGTCTTGATATTCCAAGTAAGGCAATTAAGATATTATCCTATAAGAATGATGTGGTATTGGATCCATTCGCTGGTAGTGGAACAAGTTTAGTGGCGGCGCAAATTCTTGGACGAAAATGGATAGGAATTGAACTATCTCCAAACTACATAGAGGTTGCTCAAAACAGAATAAATAGTTTTATCAAAAAAGAGGAGGTTGTTTAACCTCCTTTTTTGTTTTTCGTTGTATTTATTTAAAAACTATATAAATGAAAAACACATTATCACCACAAGAAATAATAGACCTAAATGAAAGATGGGTTAATTATACATTAGAAGAACAAACATTCGCCGTTAATTTTTTAAAAAGTTTATATCCTGATAAAAAAGAAATTTTAAAAGAGGCTAGATGGTGGAATACGGTCGGAGACATATTAGGTATAGTCGATCCAACAGGTATTATTGATGTTGCTAATGGTTTAGATTATTTTAGACAAGGTGATAATTTATTCGCAATAATGTCTTTAATATCAGCATTACCAATAATTGGTGATGTTGTTGGGAAGCCGGTTGTTTTAGGTTTAAAGGCTGGTGGTGATGTTGCGAAAGCACTAAGAGCGGCTAAAACATCTACTGATTTCGCTAAGGTTGGAGCAAAAGCTCCCGTTTTCGGTAAATTACTTAGTAAAATGGAAACTATTGGTCCAAGACTTATGAAGATTGTTGAAAAAATCCCTGGAGGTAAAGGGTTTACAAATATAATTAGGAAGTGGGTTGGTGAAAAAGGATTGTTAACAAATGCAGCTAAAACATATAAATATACTGGTCGGGCGGGTCGTAAGATTAGTGGTACCTTAATTAAAGATTTTGAAAAAGTAAGTTTACTTAAATCATTAAAAAGTAGTGCCGGATTAGGAACTGGTGGGTCAAGAGCGTTCAGAGATTTCGGTAAAGGTGAGTGGGGATTACTAACAAGAATATTCAAAAAAATTGGTTGGTGGAAGAATCCGGCTTTAACTATGTTGTTAATTAAAACAAAATTTTGGATGAAATTTTTGGATTTTGTCGGGGTTGCTAATTTTGTCGGACCTGAAGAATTATCTAAACAAATGGGGGATGAAGAATTCCAAGCAAAATTACAAGAGTATACTAATTCACCCGAAGGTAAAAAATATTGGGAAGAAGAAATGGGTGGTGTTAAAGATGATGGTACCACTACAACAACTCAACAAGCGGTACAAACACCAGAAAAACAAACGGCAGCGTCTAATGATCCGTTTATGAATGCGTTTAAATCAATGTTTGCGTAATGAAAAAAAGATTAATCAAAGAGTCAGGGATAAGGGATATCAATAAGTTATCCCAAAGATACAAGAAAGCAAAAATATATTTTCACCAAGATTTAGATGGGGTTACTACCGCATTGGCTATGAAAAATTATCTTGAAGATAATGGTATTAAGGTTGTTGATTGTGAGATAATCCAATATGGGGATAAAGAGTTTTCGGTAAAGAAGGCGGACGCAACTGGTGAGGTTATGCCAGTGTTAGTTGACTTTGCTCACGGAAAACCAATGTTTGTTATACATACAGACCACCACGATACACAAGCGGGGGCGGAAGACACAAAGTCAAAGAGTTTCAGGTCATCAAGATCCAATGTTGAAACCATATCACAAGTGTTATCACCAAAAGATATATTCACATCTGAGGACATTAATCTAATCTCAACGGTAGATTCGGCAAATTACGCAACAAACGATATATCACCTGAAGAAGTTATTAATTATTTATTCTCCTTAGACAAAGACAAATCGTTACAGAAAAACAAAATGTTATTGGGATTGGTTACCAATAAATTATTATTAGCCTTTAAAAACAAACCTGGGTTCTTGGAAGAGTTGGTTATGAAATCCACACCCTCCATTATGAACATCCTACAAAACATAAAAAGGATAATGGTTGAAAAAGGTTATGCTGACATACCCACCTTACAGAAAAACAAGGATGTTTATGTGGGTAGTATGAAAAATAACCCCAATGTTAAAATCAGTGGTAATATAATTACTCAGTATGGTGGTGGTAATATGATGAAACCTGGATCATACGATAGATATACACCATTCAAGAACAACCCAGAGGCTGACTTCTTGGTTATTGCTTGGCCGTTAGGATTAGTTCAAGCATCTTGTAATCCGTTTAAGAAAGATAGAGAGTTAAAGGGGATTAATTTAGGTGAGATTAAGGATGAGGTATTATCAAAATGGGAGTCACAATTAAATGAAAGACAAATACCATTATCAACTATTAAGTGGGTGTCTGAGACATCCGTTAAAGAGGGTTCGGTAGGGTTTACATTCAAGGACTTCGCCGCTTTATACGGTAGTAAGTTCAAAACTATGGACAATGGTAAGGAAGTACTAACTGATATCGGTAAGGCAATGTCAAAACACTTTAATGAATTAACCGAAGAGGAGAAGTTAATGTTGGATGAGGTTACCGTAAATGCTTGGGATATTATTGAATCCAATTCAGGTGGTCATAAGTGTATAACTAACATTTCGGGATTAAATTATCTTGGAAGGTCAACAAGACCACCAACAGGTAAGAAATCTTTTGGGGATGACGATGACGCTCCTTATGTTAAATTCGTAAAAATGGTACAAGCTGAGTTCGTTAGAGTGTTACAAAGTAAGATAGATTAATCTTATTACCACTCAAACTTAATTGAGTCACCAACTGATATATCAGAATCTTTACAAGTACCACCTTTTAATTCCAATACCAAGTTACCTGTACCGGGATAATGGTCACAATCTTCTGTATCACACGGGGGACAATTGTTATGTATTTTTGTAATCTTGTTGTCTTTAATATAGATGATATCCAATGGTATAATACAATTCTTCATCCAAAATGAATGAGTTCCATCACCCATCAAAAATAACATCCCATTAAATTCATCATTAAATTTTTTTTTCATCATACCATTTTTTGTATCTTTGGGGGATGAAACAATTCTTACTTTAAACTTTTGACTATTTATACTTAAAATCATATTTATAAATATACGATAGAAATGAAATATAAGCAGTATTCCGGTGTTTTAATACGTTTTGAGGACAAAGTTCTTTTGTGTAAAAGAAATGCCTATGAGAGTTTACCTGGCGAATGGTCAGTTCCTTGTGGTCACCAAGAACCCAATGAAGATAAATTAACTTGCGCAGTTCGTGAGTTATATGAAGAAACGATGATTGTGGTATCACCGGGTGACCTTAGTTATATTGGTGGTATCAAGAGATATAACAGAGACACCACAAAATTAAAGGGGGTAATGAGTGTATTTCTATATGATGTAAATGAGGAGATGTTACCTGACTTGGATAATGCTCCCGATGGTGAGGAACAT